TTAAACGACGAGCATCAGATCTGAGCAATGGGATCGGGATGGAAGACCTAGCGTTCATGGCTTACGAAGCCAGCAAACAACAAGGTCACCCGGTCCCAGTCTCATTTGATGAGTTCGTCAAAAAGTTAGAAGATCTAGAAGTTGTGGAGACTGAATCCGCAGTCCCTACGCAGGAGGCCACCGACGTCAGCTAGCAGCTCTGCTAGTTGAAACAGGATTCTGGCCTCCACAAATAACATTTGAGACAGACGATCTAGCAACTTGTGTGCAGATCATCAACGAGCAAAGAAAGAAAACCTAATGGCTGCAGATGTGAGACTTGATACTTACGGTCTGCAAGACGCATTAAAGAAGATGCAGAAAATCAACCCTGCTATTCGTCGCACTCTGCTCAAAGATACGAAGGTCGCCGCTCAACCTTTGGTGGATCTGATCAACAGTCGAATCCCAACGACACCACCGTTGAGCGGTATGAATCACAACGGTCGCACCGGGTGGGGCAATGTCAAAAAGGTGCAGATCTCGTTAAATACTCGCAAGCCTCGCAAAGGTTCCGTCACTGCTGGCGCTGAACAGATTGCAGTGGTTCGTGTGGTCACTAAGGGCGCTCCTGTGGCAATTACAGACATGGCTGGCCGTGCAGGTGGCACTAAGTCGCGCCGAGAGTCAAAGTATCGCCGACCTAATTTTGCGTCAGCTCTTCAGGGTGAACCGTCGCGCTATATGTGGAAAGACATAGATCAGATGGTCGCCGAAACTGAACGGGCTTTGAAGCCGATCATTGACCAGTTCATGGTTGATGCACAAAGAGAGTTCAACTGATGGCTATCAACCTCCCAATCATTTCTGAGTGGAATCCCAAGGGCATAGATAAAGCGATTGCCGACTTTAAGAAACTTGAGACCAACGGCCAAAAAGCAGCGTTTGCAATTAAGAAAGCAGCGGTCCCTGCCGGGCTCGCGATCGCAGCTCTTGGCGCTGTCGCTTTTGATGCTGTCAAAGCGTTTGCCGAAGATGAAGCCGCAGCTGAGAAACTTGGTTTAACACTTCAGAACGTCACTTACGCAACCGATGCCCAGATCGCATCTGTCGAGCAGTTCATCACCAAGACTTCTATGGCGGCCGCTGTCGCCGACGATGAACTTCGCCCGGCACTTGACAAACTGGTGCGAGGCACTGGCGATGTTGCTCAAGCCCAAGATTTGCTCACTCTTGCACTCGACATATCCGCAGGCACTGGGAAAGATCTAGGCGCAGTCTCTGACGCGCTCAGTAAGGCTTACAATGGCAACTTCACAGCCCTCAAAAAATTAGATCCAGCACTCGCCTCACTCATTGAAGAAGGCGCTGACGCTGACGAAGTGTTTGGTCGTCTGGGTGCAACATTCAAGAATCAAGCCTCAACTGCTGCAAACACGACCGCTGGTCAAATGAAGAACTTGTCTATTCAGATGGGCGAGTTCAAGGAGTCCATCGGCGCAGCTGTCGCACCGCTGATTCAGAAAATGCTTCCAGCACTTTTGAAGTTTTCAACATTTGCTCAGGAGAACACAAAACTTATTGTCATTCTTGGAGCCGTCATTGGCACGTTTGCTTTAGCAATCATTGGTCTTAACGCAGGCCTTGCGATTTACAACACGATCCAAGCCTTGACACTTGCACTGAACACTGCACTCACAGCATCGTTCTCGGCTCTTTGGATCGCTACTGGAGTCGTGGTCATCATCGCAATTATTGCGGCACTGGTTGCGCTACAAGTCAAGTTTGACATCTTCGGCAAAACCGTCAACGCAGTCAAAACGGTATTCACTCAGCTCTGGGATGTCGCTCGCTTTGTCTTCGGTGCAATCAAGCAAGGGTTCAGCGAACTCAAAGACCTAGGTGCTTCAATCTTTGATGGCATTGGCGGAGCGTTCAAGGGAGTGATCAACGCAGTCATTTCAAACCTTGAGCGAGGCTTGAACGCTGCCATCAAAGGCTTGAACATTATCCTTGACGGCATTGACAAAGCAGCTGGGCCGTGGATCAACTTTGGAAGCATCCCAGAAGTTAAGTTGCCTCGATTAGCTGAGGGGGGCATTACGACGGGTCCAACAATCGCGATGATTGGCGAAAAAGGACCGGAAGCCGTTATACCGCTTGACCGACTTGGCAAAATGGGCATGGGCGGAGCGAACATCACTGTCAATGTGTCCAGTGCCGACCCGAACGCTGTTGTTGCAGCTCTTCAGCAGTACATCCGAGACCGTGGCGCGTTACCGATTACGGTAAACCCGACTGCGTTCCGAGGCTGACATGGCAGGCCCGATCACCTATACGACCGCGTTGTCGGTCAAATTGGCAACAGGTTCGACGGTAGATCTGAGCTCCTATCTGCTTTCGTACACGACAGATCTAGATGCTGGTATCTACACGATGGGAACAGCGACCGCATCGTTTACCGTCAAGAACTTCCTGAACGAGTTCACGCCAAGTGGCGGAGGCACATTCTCCACGACTAACTGGTTCGGAGCGAAGTTCCTTCTCGGCTTTACCTATGACGACGGAACCGCCTCCACCTACTACCTCTTTGAGGGCATCTGTACCGACTTCACTATTGACTCTGGGTACAAAGACTCAAAAGCATCTTTCACATGTGTTGATGCGTTCACTTTCTCATCCCCAACACGCACCGACATCGTCGGCATCACATCACTTGAAACAATGCCCACCAAAATCGCTCAAGTCCTAACTAACGTGCAATTTCCAACATTAGGCGGAACAGCAACAGGAATTTTTGAGTCCATAGGCGACAACGACGGAACAATTGAAACAGTCTCAGGGACACCGACCGCCGGCGGAGTGTCAGACCTGATCAGCACTCGACACTTGCCATCGTCCGCAGCGATCTCGTGGCCCGTCTACTCAACACTTATTGGCTCTGCCACGACTTACCAGTCGATCGTTCTCTACTACACGCCACTACGAAGCAAGTTTGATCGTAACGGTCCCTATTATGTGTACGGTTCGGACATCACACCAAACTCAAGCTCAATCCCATTCCAGACTCTTAGTGCGTCATACAACAGAGCCGACTTCGCTACTGGAGCACAAACAACAGCCACAAGCGGTGGAGTCACCTTTGTCGCTAACGATGCAAGCACGACGACCTACGGCACAAAGGTCATTGCATGGCCTCAAGTCTTTTTGATTACCTCAGGGCAGACTTACTTGACTAGCGCACTTGGCAGCCGATACAACACACTTGAATATGTGCCGACAGGGCTCACGATCAAACTGTCACAAATAAAGCCGATACTTACATTTGATCCCAAAGAGGCTTTCTTCAAGATGATCGACATGTTGACTGGTATCTGGGAACGTGTAGAGCTCAAGTACAAGCCCGTCGGAACAACAACGACAGTGACGACTCAGAATGTGATCACGGGCCGAACGATCTCGGGGACACCCGAGGACATGATCGTCACATTTAGGACGAAGCCTTGGTATAACTGGAGTGCGTTCATACTTGACGACTCAGTCAACGGAATACTAGACACCAGTCGTCTCGGCTGGTAAAGGAGAAAACATTATGGCTACACCACCTACATTCAGTTCGGGCGCAGTCCTGACAGCAGCACAGATGAACAGCGTCGGCTTGTGGCTAATCAAGACACAAACCATTGGTACTGGCGTTACTACTGAAACCGTCACAGGTGCTTTCTCAACCGACTTTGATAACTACAAAATTGTCGTGTCAAAAGTTGCCGTCTCTGCCACAGGAAGTTCAGCATTTTTAAAGTTTGGTGGTTCAACTGGATCCACATATTTTGCAAACGGTTGGTACATGACACCTTCTTCTGGAACGCTGAACCCATTAAACTTTAACGCCGTAAACACTGGCATTTGGATTGGCATTTCGGGTGGAACGACATCGTGGTTTTTTGATGTGTGCAGCCCATTTTTAGCGTCAGCGACTAATGTCGTCGGTATGTCTGCTGGTTCAGGCGCAAATTACTACAACAATTTTGTGGGATCAGACAGTAACGCAGCATCAAGCACAGCGTTCAGTTTGACTCAAGCAACAAGCAACTGGACAGGTGGCACTATTGCCGTCTACGGATACCGAAAGTAAAACCATGACCAAACCACTTATCCAAATAGATGATCTTGTTCGTGAAATGACTGACGAGGAATACGCTGATTATTTAGCAATTTACGGTGACCAGATTCCAGTGACCAAGCCATGAAAACTCTCGCCGTGATCGCCGCTCTTGCAGTCGTCCTCATGTTCGTCGTGACTGGATGCAACGACAGAACCCGTGACACCTGCGAAACCAAACCAACAGCCACAAGGTGCGACCAATGAAAAGACTCACTAACTCCGAGATCAAGGCCCGACTCATCCTCATCGTTGGCATCACACTCTCGCTCACTTTTGTCCTGAGCACCGCCTCACTGATCTACGGACTTTTATTCGTCGTACAGCCGATCGACAAAGTTTCGCCCAATGACGAATCGGCATGGTCGTTACTTTCACCGATGATGCTGTTTCTAACAGGTGCCCTATCTGGCATCCTTGCTAGCAACGGCTTAAAGGACAAGGGAGAAAAACAAGATGACTGACTACCCGGTACTACCCTTAATCATGCCGACTGACCTAGAAGGTCAAAAGAACGGCGAAATCAAACCAGCCTTGCTTCGAGACATTAAAGCACCGAACGGCAAACTGCACAGCCTTGCGGCCACCGCATGGAACGCGTTACAGCTCGCCGCATACTTTGACGGAATAGAACTAAAGCACGTCGGCGCATACCGCCCACTAACCCAACAGACAGCCCTGTTTAATGAACGGTACGAAGCCAAACCCAACTTTCGTAAACCCCAAGTGACCCGCAAATACAACGGTCAAGTGTGGTTCCTGAAACAAGGTTTCGCCCCAGCAGGAACACCCGGTACGAGTAATCACGGCTGGGGGCTCGCGATAGATGTCGCGTCAGCTTCAGGCAAACGACTCGAATGGTTACTGGGCGACGGATTCTCCACCAGCAACGCGCTCAAATTTGGGTTCTCATGGGAAGTCAAAAACGGCGCTAACGCTGAAGCATGGCATATCCGCTACGTCTGCGGAGACAACCTGCCACAAGCCGTTCTAGATGCCATTAAAGCGTTTCCTACACTCGACGCGCGGTGACTTGACATTTGGTCTGGAAGTCGGTCTAATGACTGGCAACCAAGTGCGTCCCGTGATAGCGGGACCCCGACCGCAGGAGGAAGCAATGCAACCATCCCTTTTTGACGTTCTCGCTGTTCCAGCCGAGATGCTCAAATACGAAGCCTTCAAAGAGGCAAACCCTTGGGTCATGCCGACCCTCACCAAAATGTGCTACCAGCTGATGCACCGCGGATACACGCATTACGGCATCGCAGCTCTTATTGAAGTCTTGCGCTACGAACACGCGATCACTAACGACCCCAGTAGCGAGTTCAAATTCAACAACAATTACCGCGCCTTCATGGCCCGAGAGATCATGCAAAAACCAATGCTGGAAGGATTCTTCAGCACCCGCAAATCAGTTGCGGACCTATCAGAGGACTACTAAATGAACCTGAAACGATTCTTACTTTTATCAATATTCACTTATGGAATGTGCGCCTTATGGGCGATCACAGGCGTCCAAGGCAACGCAGACCCCATTGAAACGCCGTCTGTGCCGTCCACGGTTACGCTCGGGATGTTGACACCCCAACAACTTGAGGACCGCGCAGAAGAGCTCACAACAACAACGACCAGCACGACGACCAGCACCACTAGCACCGTTCCGTTCACTCGATTAGCCGACTTTGACCCGGACACCAAATGCCAAGAATGGTTCCAGACTGCGATCACCGTCGGGTGGCCTAATAACACTGAGACGCTAGAGAAACTGGGTCGCCTGCTGTGGAAGGAAACGCGCTGTCTTAACATCACGCCGCTGTCCAGTGACCCCGAACTGGCAGACCGCTTTAACGGATCGGACCACGGAATTGCTCAAATCAACGAGATCCATACCAAGTACGTGGAGCAGGTTTTCAATATGCCATTTGCTGAAGCCATGAGCGACCCGACCCTCAACCTCAGGTTTGCGTATCTGCTGTATTCCGATATCGCTGAGGGCGGTGGTTGCGGATGGAAACCTTGGCGACTGTGCTAGACCGCTGGTGGGATCGCGCAGCTTGTCGAGGCATGGACATTGACCTGTTCATCTTTGAGTTTGGTGAGCGCCATATCAACCGCAAAATTAAGGAAGCCAAAGCAGTTTGTGCAGTGTGCCCGGTACGCCAAGAATGTCTTAATGAGGCCCTCAAATTTTCTAGTACACGTCAGGACTGTTGCGGTATTTGGGGCGGTCTCACTTGGAAGGAACGCCAGCGTTTAGAACGAAAAGAAGTCGTTGATCCGATCCCAGCAACACCGCTGGTATATCGTGACGGCAAATACCGACAAATCAAGGAGCCCCGACCATGAACCAACAGTTAGCGGACATGACCGCCGCGATCGCTAAAGCGGAGATCGCTATGAAAGCAGCCGCATGGCAGTTAGACGCCCAAAAGACCGACATTGAGATGTTGCGTAAAGCCCTTTTCGAGTTGGCTTATGTCGCCGAAGAGCACGGTATTTATCTGTCCAACCTCACAAAAAGCACTCAGGACGCGATCGTCGCTATGCGTCTGGGCGGTTTCAAATGAACTGCAACATTTGCGCTTGTGGGTTCAACTCTGCCGATATTCGGATGCGTACAGAGCTGCGCGGCATCTGCCTTAAATGCGCCGAAGAGGGCGGTTTCGTCGGTATGACATTGGAGGAAACTGCACGTTGTGTCGCGATGATTCGAGTCATCAACAATCTCAAAACCCAAACGCCTGCACAGGCCCGACACTTGAAGGACATGGAATCATGAGTTTCAATCCAGCCGACTACGCCGAAGTAGCAGAACGCTTGCCACTGTTTTGGAAGGACTGCCCACGCGGACGCATCATCACCGAAATCATCGTGGACGACGGAACACGCATCGTTATACGCGCCGAACTTTACGCCGACATTACTGACACAGTCCCGACTACTACCGGGTACGCCGAAGAAATCCGTGGGTCGTCCATGGTCAACAAAACCAGTGCCCTAGAGAACTGTGAGACCAGCGCCATTGGACGCGCCCTAGCCAACTACCAGTACCAAGGCTCCAAGAAGCGTGCCTCACTGGAGGAAATGGTCAAGGTGTACCGCCAAGGTCAAGAACCACAAACGACTACAAACGCAGCTCCTGCACGAACCCAGTCGCTTGGGTCGTCCAGCGAACCTCCGACCGCCAAACAACTCGCCATGCTTCGAGCCAAAAACTGGGAAGGTGCCGCACCGACCACGAAGCGTGAAGCGTCCGAAATCATTGATCGGCTGATGAACGGTGGCTGAACCATCTGAAGCAGAGTTTCAAAAAGCCGTGATTACATTGGCGAAATTGCATGGTTGGAAAGTCATGCACACCCAGCCCGCACAGATCCGACCGGGTAAATGGATCACACCAAACACAGGCAACCAAGGCTTCGTTGATTTGGTCATGAGCCACCCATACCGCGGAACCATCTTTGTGGAGCTCAAAAGTAACAAGGGGATCGTCAGCGAAAACCAATGGGACTGGATCAACACCCTTGAAGACTCAGGCGAAGAAGTCCACGTATGGCGGCCATGCCACCTAGAAAAGATCAGCGAACGACTAGCGAAAAGACCAGACGATGAATGAATTCCAGCAACCAATCAACCCCATGCGAATCCACACAGGGAACGACGAATGGACATTCACGACCCCCGTGTTTGCTATCGCTATATCAAACGACCACCAAGTTGAATACTTGACGATCAACGGAAACTTCTACACACCCGAAAAGATCAAGTTCGCTGAGGTCAACATCAACGGCCAGTGGCTTCGACTTGAGACACACAAACACCGAACTGTTGACCCTGCACCACTTGACGCCTGAGCGCGTCTAACATCCCATCACAATTGACACCATCAGAGCGCACAGAGGCGTTCACTAGCCCTACTCGGAAACTGAAGCCGATCATGGGAACACTCGGTAACGAGGGTAGACGGTCGCGCCTAAGCGACCGATCAGCGTTCAAACGTACATTGCGAATGGTTGTCCACCGAACAAAACTAGACAGGCTCCCATGGGCTACTTGCCCTAAATAGTGGGGGACACAAACCACACGCGCAACCCATGTCAACCGAGGACAACCGAGCGAGTGCCCTTCTCGCTTGGGCGTCAGTATCTCTTGACCTTGCCCTATGATCTCACCATGAGCGGTAACCCGGTATACAACACCAAACAATGGAAACAACT